ACTATACCAGGTTATGCAATAAACCACCTGTAATAGTCGATAAAGAGTCTGAAATGGTAGAAAACGAGCTTGTTTTAAAGTTTCCAATTTATGAAGAATCAGAACCTAAATTTTACAAATGTCCTTACCCAGATTACAAATACCCCGGGTTAAGGGAGAACCGAACTTTAAAAAATAAAGATATATTTCCATTTGTAACATGTTGTTATAAAAAACCACAAAACAAGAGTAAAAATTTTAAGCTGTATCATCACAACCAAGAAGTCTACAGTCAACGAATAAATTCGGGAGAGGTTGGAAAAACCTTAAAAATATTATCTCCAAAAAGAATAGGTGTATTGCCTCCTAAAATTAATAATCTTTTTTTATACTCCATAGGATACAAATTTTATAGATATGGTTCACCATTAACTCCAAACAGTTGTTTAGATATTTTAAGTATGATTAGCGGTAACCGGAATACATCTCAAACAATTCGGTCGGAATTAGCCCAAAGAACAGAGTTGTGCAAAGGTGAACTCAACCATTTAACTCTAGGTGAAATTTCACAAAAGTTAATGGATCCAAACACTTATATAAGTCCGAGATATTTTAAAGGTGCCTTGGAGGATTACTATCAGATATCATTTATTCTATTTTCAAAGGATAAAGATGACTTTAGTGAATACCCAAATAAATTTCTAAAGTTTATTTGCCCATTGAAAAAACGGGTTATATTTCTACTTGAACACGAAGAACAACAACACACAGAGCTAATTGTGGACGAAGAGACCTTAAACTATCTAAATAGATCAGGGAAAACCCCCATTTTTTTGTTTGAAAGAGGTGATGCTCCAGTTAAAAAAATGTTTTCTCTACTTAAGGATAGATTCAAGTATACTCTTTATAATATTGATAATAAAGGTTTTGAAAACCTTCAAAATTATCACGATTCGTTTAGCGTGTATCCATGGGAAAAAGTGTTGGGAAACGGTAAAATTGTCACCGATGGCGGTGTACAACCACTCAACCAATATATCGATAAATATGGACAAACTAGACTTGTAGAATTCGGTAACGTTGGAAACAATTTTGTTGGTCAATTTGATCCATTACCATGTTTAAAATTACCAATAAAATCGTTAGAATATTTTATTGAAGTTAATAGTCGTTTGAACCTTCAACAAACTAAAAACATTTCAGAAACCTTTCAATGGTGTGAGTTATACCTTTCCAAATTAACAGCGGAAACACAGGGTCACATTAGCCCATATAAAAAATTTCAAAGACTAAAAAAATTGGCCGAGTATATCCTATGGGCCTCCTGTTATGCTTACAGCAACTTTTATTTGGAAACCGGAGATAGTGTAGACGAATGGATCAAAACAAGCACAAGAGTTGTAGAAAATTTTACTTATTCTGGTGTTGAAATTAAACCTATATTTAATTTAAAGGAATTAATGGTTGACAACAAGTTTATTTTTAGTTCAACCCAACTTCAAGATAGAATCAAGTATAATTTGGGTCTAATCTCTCCTATGAATCTGGGGTTATATTCAACCAATCTTTATAGAAATTTTTACAACGATGATACAAATTTTACGGTTGAATACCCAGCACAACTCGCTCTAACACGAAAAGAGTATTTTGAGAGGACTAAAGAACCTTATGTATTAAATATTTTAACAACAAAAAATCTACAATACTTGAGGTCAAATACACTTTATTTTATTAGAGAATTATTTGGAGTATACGAATCGAGATTGTGCTTAATTGTATCCTCTTTAGAACAAATAGTAGAAAAGGCCGAATCTTACCTTGGTTTGAAAGTTGTTTTGGAAGAAACATTGGTAAACGTGGCTCTATTTAACTCTAATACAATCGAAACGTTTTCTATTGGAAGAAAAGAACCTCAAATCGATATTTTAATTTTAAATGTAAACAGTGGCTGGTTTTATGGTTTGTTGCTGCCCAACTAAAAAATTTTTGGAGATATATTAATTTTAACCTTTATAAAGGTTAAAATTAAACCTTTTTCAAACGTACACAGAAGTTATCTCTGACTCTATCCTACACACAGGGCATCTGCTATCCATTTTTTGTGGCGCAATTCGAGCATACAACTAAATGTCTACAGTTAATATACATGCATGTTCTCATACACTCGTTACAAACAATACAGGTCGATGTAGCCATATATTTTTCGAGACGTGTAGAAAGTTTTTGTTTTAAGCCATCATCGACCATATTTACTAGATTATCGATTTCTTGTGGTAGGTTAACCGTTAGGTATTCTTCTTTTGTCTTGAGTAGCGTCGATATCTTTGATACGGCTACGGCAAGTCGAATTTCAAGAGCAATTTTCTCTTTTTGAAGCGTATCATTGAGTTTTTTTAGTTTATCAATTGTATTGGTTAAAGTATACTTTTCAATTTTATCAGAATTGTAATGTTTAGTCCAGATCATATTTTTATCTTTATTGGCAAACATTTATTCTTTTGGATAAAATTAACCATAAAATCATTTTTATTTTTCTATAAGTTAGGTTTGTATTGAGCAGAAAATGTTAAACTTTCAATTTATAAGAAAAGAGTCCAGTAAATAAAATGTTTTCATGCAAGCTAAACAAAGGTATATCTAACTTTAAAAATGTATTTGATCTTTATGGTCAAATAGGTATCACGGAAGTATGTTTGGATATTAAGAAAATTGGTCTATACGTGTACACAACTTTCGACAAAAGTATTCATACTATGGCCTCTTTCTCCCACACATTTTTCTTAGAATACAAGTGTGAAAAAGAGTGTATTTTCACCTTAAATATTAAAAGTATGAAGGATAATTTAAAAAATATTACAAGTGTTGATACGATTGAATTGTCCATTAAAAAGGACCATTTAAAAAATATTACAAGTGTTGATACGATTGAATTGCCCATTAAAAAGGAACGGGAATTAAAGATAAAAGTAACCAAAAAAACAATCGAATTTGAAAAAAAGATAACTATGAAGGAAACCCAGTTTTACAATTTACCTATTGTTTTAGATCAAGTTCAACCATTAAATATAAAGTCTGGCGATTTTTTGGAATTTTGTCGATCAATTAGTGGAAAGTATAATATGACCATTAAAACTGTTGAAAATGTACCCGAAATTTCTTTTGAATCTGAAAAGAGTCGGATAATCATAAAGAGCGATGTCGACAATCCAAATTCTATTCTTTCGTTTGAAGGTGAATTTAAAGCAGAATATTTTTCAAAATTAAAAAAAATTACTAAATTCAACAGCACTATGAGGGTATACATTAACCCCGGTCAGCCTTTAATATTTGAAACAAACATTGGATCCAAGGATAAGGATAAAATCAACATATGGATCAAGTCTAAAAAACAAATAGAGGATGAATATGATGAATATGAAGAAGAAGAAGATCTATTTTAATAATTTTCAATGACACAGGTCTATTAAAAGTAGAAGACTTTTACTCATTAAAAATAAAATATTTTCGAAAGGGTTAAAACCAACTGCACTTTTAAATATTGAAAACTCAAGTAATAAATGGTATACGTAGTTGTATGTGGAGTTTTATTGGGTATTCTTATACTCAAAATTAGAGATCAGTTAAATAATGATTACACTGCACCACCTTTTCAAAAAAAATCTATTATAGAAGAAATTTATAAAGATTTGGTTGTTTTGTTCCATTATCGTAAACCCGGTAAATTTGTTGGTCCATTGGAACCTTTAAATAATATCAATATTTTAAAAAATTTAGTTATGGTCGAAGACAACGAATCTTATACAATAAATAAAAAAATTATTCATTTGTGTACAAAAGAACCACGAAGTGGAAAATATTACGACAAAAATACTTTAATGTTTGTCGTCCTCCACGAATTGGCACATGTTATCTGCGACGATATAGGTCATACGGACAATTTTTCAATTATTAATAAAGCATTATTAAACCACGCTATTAATCATGGTTTTTATAATCCTAGCAAACCATTTATTGAAAATTATTGCACTCTTTAAGTTTTAATGCTTGTTTAAAGCATTAAAACTCATTACTCTTTCCCACCTTCGGAACTCAAAGGTAAGCCTTTCAGGCCTAACGCGGGTTAACCTTATCGTCGACCACCCCCAACACCTGCGACTGGACCTAATGCTGCTGGCAAAAATAGTTTGTACCAACCACGGTCTTGTACTACGATTGGGGTCTGTTGTATACCTTCTCGATCGTACTTTTGTTTTTGTCCTACAGCGAAACCTTTTCGAAGACATTCAGCCTGTGTTCCAAGTTTATCTTTATTTTGTGGTAAAACATCTCCATTACCACAAAATATTTTTGTTGTATCTATAGCTTCGTATTCATCATTAAATTCTAAAATTGGTTCTCTTAAACCTTGTCCTATACCTTTTTTTAAACATTGGTACCTGGTACCCATAATCTTACTTCCATCTATTAATCCTCTATCCTTAGCATTATTTCCACAATAAATTGGTGTTCTTTGTTGTGGTGAAGGCGACCTCCCTCTCCTTCTTGAAGGTGAAGGCGACCTCCCTCTCCTTCTTGAAGGTGAAGGCGACCTCCCTCTCCTTCTTGAAGGTGAAGGCGACCTTCTGCTAGGCGGCCCACATTTAGCTTCCAATCCTCTATAAGTTGGACCTCCCCTTTTTATGCTTCGACCAGTAATAGGGTTTATTAAAGGTTGTCGATGCCATTCTAAACATTTGGTTTGATTCATTATTTATTATATCAGTTATTTGACTACCAAAGTGTAAATTGTACAGTGTTTACAATGTCCCCAAAAATTCTCTAGACGATTGAAAGCACAGCGCGTCAAATTTATGAGAAGAGCTACCATAAAGAAAAGAAAATGGAATGGATATACCGCTAAGGATCTAGATAACCATATTAAAAAAAATGTTGAGTTAACTGACTCACTTTTTAAATAATATGAGACTTATGAGACTTAAAAAAGAAAAGAGTTCTCTTTGCAACAGAACTCATACGGTGAAAAAAGACGCGTGGGCTCAAATCAAAGAATTCTTTGGATGGAACAATTCCAAGTCTGAATTGGAAACTGAATTGGAAACTGAATTGGGATGGTAAACTCAAGTATAAAATTTTACTAATAAACTATCACAAAAATTCTCTAATTTTACAAAGTAATAAATGACAAGTACAAATTCAGCCAAAGGTCTACTTATACTCGAAGAGGAAGATTTTAAGTTGGTAGACACCGGTAAAGTGACACATTTAACTCATACAATAGAGGGAAAATTTAGCATAGTTATGTTTTATACGGACGAATGTGATCAATGTCGCATTGTAAAACCTATACTATTGAGTTTGGTGGGTAATTCGACTATTCAAGTGTGTATGGTTAATGTGTACGACCCAGATTCCACAAATATTATACAACTATCCCAAAAGACGACTACACCACTCCAACATGTGCCATTTATCGTATTTTATGTGAACGGTATACCGTTCAAACGGTTTGATGGTAGCTACACCCTTTCGGATTTTCAAACTTTTGTTAAGAATGTAATGGTCGAAGCATCCAAAATAAAAGATGCTAATGAAATAGGAGAGATTCCACCTTATACTATCGGTAAACCAAATTCTTCCAAAGTATGCTACTTAACCTACCAAAAAGCATACTAAGGTTTTTAATGACACTTTTAGTCATTAAAAATAAAATATTTTGGGAAAAAAGATAGAATATAAATGGCTACCAATAGCACCAAACAATCTACTATTGTCGTCGTCACCGACGTCAACAAAGAATATACCATTCGAGTCTGTGGGACTGCTTCAGACCCCTACTTTTTCGGAAAAGACGTATGTGAGATTATGGATATAAAGGACGTTAAAGATATTCTTCAAAATTTGGTTTCGAACGACCACAAAAAAGAACTAAAAATTTTACTCGAAGAACAAAGTAATGCTTTAGTTCCACCTTCTTGGTTGGATGGTTACAAACCCCCCACCTTCTTAGGAGAGTTTGGCCTTAAAACTCTTTCGTACCATGATGGACGCGTTGTGGTCCTCTCAGAACCAGGACTGCATCAACTAGTTAATGGTTCTCGAAAGGATAAAAATAAGAAAAAAATCTTAGAAGCCGTAAATAGGTTCATTTATACCACAAAGTATGAAAACAACTCTGGACTCATCGATATTTTCACCTTCATCGCAAAGGAGAAGTTAGCCTTAGATTTAACATCAGATTGGTTCCAAGATTTATGGTATCCACTCTCCAAAGTTCAGCCCCCCCTGGGGGGGGGGCTGAAAAAGGTTGAAAATCGACCTATAATTTTAACTCAAAATCTATTAAATTGGATGGGTTACAAAGGTCGAGATATAGCAGACAGACAAGATCATTTTATGAGGTTCATCGAGAGCTTAAACGTACCATACATTGAGATCGATTACCAACATCCGCTAGCTATCGAATACCCAAGTGTTGCTAAAGAGGTTGAACTCGTACCTAAAAACAACTTGGAACGAAAGAGATGGATTTGTATGGCTCCAAGGGACTTTAAAAAGGTGGTGATGAGGTTAAACACAAAAAATTCAGATATTGTGAGAGACTACTATCTTGACCTCGAAGAAGCCATGATTGTATATGGAGAGTACACGATGAAGTATATGATTGAAAGCACCACTCAAAGCATGCAATACCAGCTTGCTATCAAAGATCATCAACTATCTATACGAGACGCCAAAGTAGAGGAAGCAGAAAGACTTGCGGAAGAAGAGAGACAACAGCGTCTCAAATCAGAAATAGAAGCAAAGCAAAAGTTAGAGAAGGCTCTTAAATTCAATCAAGCGACTAAACCAGTCGAACCACAAGAGTACATCTACGTAGTCACCACCGACCGTTACATTCCGGAAAACAAATACAAACCTGGTGGTGCGGCGAGCTTCAATCTGCTCAAGTCGAGGATGACCACGTACAACTGTGGCAAGTCTGACTCGGATCTACACAAACCCGTCTATCTCAGAAAAGTAGTGAGTTATCGGGCTGTAGAACAGACTTTGGAGGCGTGTTTGGGTGCGTTCAGAGAGAACGCAAATAAGGAGCTCTACATCATTAATTTCGATTGGTTGAAAAGGTGTTTAGACGCCATTCTCGACCACAACGAAGAGTTCCTAACGTTTGTCAACTTGAACCGAAATCAAATGGTGGAAGATACCTTAAATGTAACTCCTTTACACTTAGACCCAATCAACCTTGAAAGTATACACATATCATATAAACGATTCGGCGAGCCAGAGGTCGATCTAACCACGATATTTGATTCCGATATAATCGACAATCTAAGGTCTTCACTAACCTCTTTCGAACCAAACAATAACGTGGTGCATCGAAGGCAATTCGAGAACCATCTAAGAAACACGTTCCCCAGCTTTAGAATAGATCATAACAAACGGAAAATATGGGAAGTTGTCAAGACGCTTGGATCAACCATAAAAACCAACTGCACTTTTAAATATTGAATTGTAGACTCTGGCAAGTTGTAAAAACGAAAAATTTTTTTCAAAAAACTATTAAATAAAATGTTGTCAACAGTCTTTAAAGAGCTGTACGATCTAGGTGTTTTGATCTTCTTGGACACCGATAACTATGTTATTAATAATGCTGTTATTGACGTGGAATGCTTCGCCAATAGAAAAAAGTTCCTAGAAATGTATACCGACCCAATAAAGGTTGGATGGGTCTTTGTATATACAAAGAGTTTTGACGATGTCATATCAACCATCAAAGAAGATACTTGCTGTCTGATTGAATTTGGCTTTAACTCTGACACGGAAAAAAAAGCATTGGAAGTAGGGAGACTTTTAACCAATTCTTTAAAAAAAAATAAATTTATGGCTCAATGGAGCGAAAAAGCTGTTAAAGGTCACAAGATCTCAACAGTCATTACTTCTGAAGATTTACCTGAAAATGTTCAAGAATTAATTGAAGAATACGAGATTGAAACAACCATATAAAGCAATTAGTTTTTAATGGCTAAACAGCCCTTAAAAAATTCAATCTGGCACCCCAATCAACAAAAAATTTTTAAAAAAAATACAGATAAAAAACCCAGTTGTTCCTACAAGT